ATCTCACCAGCTGCAACGAAATCATTGAAGAATTCGAAGGCTGATTCGTTCTGATTAGGAACCCAATCGTTGGTGATCACGTCGAGGATCTTGTTGTCGACGTCACGAACCAGAGCGGAGTGACCGATGTCGACTTGCTTACCACCGATTTCGGCGAAAGCAGGAACTGGATTTACCTTCCAGTCAAGGTTTGCTGCCTTCAGCATCTGATTCGGAGTGAGGTCGTTCGAGACCTTCGTGCCGAGGTGATGCCAAGGTGTTTCGCCTGCATAAGCCATCGAAGCCTTGCCGTCGAGAAATTCAATCATATGAGCCATAATATATTTTCCTTTTTCAATTTGGTATAACCATTCTACCAAGATTTTGATAAAATGTACATGTTTATTTTTAAATTAAGATGCTTTTAAGCAACATTCATCAAAGAATGCAATATCACGTGTAATACGCTTTGCAGTGCTGATCAACTGACGTGTTGAACATCCGACGAAGTCAAAGCCATCACATTCCATACAAGTCTGAACCTGCAATGCTTGTTCCAAAGAAATTTGGAGGCCTTCAGCAATATCTCGAGTAACTTGATTCATCATAATCTCCTTAGCTTATTATTCATACTACCAAAGTTTTGATAAAATGTACATGTTTAATTTGCAGTTTCGATTAAATTAATTGCACCGATGGCAAAGATTCCGAGACCAATGAAGCTCTGAATTACAACCTGAAATACGCTAGCATACTCAGGAATAAGAATAAGGATGAGCAATCCGATAAACAATGTAACATAATTCATATTATATCTCCAACGAACGTTCATAGGCTTCGCGCTCAGCTTGCTGGTCAAACCAGTCGCTGAGTGTCTGGCGGTCAAGCCATTCTTCGTAACCTTCCCAGAGGGACTTATCAAATTCAACATTTTCCATAACAATCTCCTTAGCTTATTATTCATACTACCAAAGTTTTGATAAAATGTACATGTTTATTTTTCGATAAAATCAGAAACTAGCTGAAAAAAGTCATCGGGCTTTTCATCCTCGAGGACCATCAGATAGTCGCGAATATCTTCTGTCACACCATGCTTGGCAAAATATTCTGCGATGGCTCGCTGAACGGTGTCTTTCCCGAAGTACTCAATGACAGGTGATTTAGTCATGCTTCCTCCATATTATCAAGCATACGCAGGATAATTATTTCGAAGTCGTCATCCGGATGTAACCGAGTGTCGATTGCTGCTTCGCCGTACATCTCAGTCAGTTGTTCTTGGATTTCAGCACCGTGAATTCCTGAGATGCCTTCATAGACATACTCGAATGGATCATCGAGGCTGAGAATGTAGTTGTATAAATTCATCATAATATATTTTTCCTTCTTCATTATAGTTTCACCTTACACTGTTTTGATAATAATGTACATGTTTTTGTCAAAAAAAATGCGGCCGAAGCCGCATTTTCTTATCCGTACATTTTGTGATAGGATCGAACCAGATCCACCGCTTTTTCAAGGTATCGTTGAGGTCGTTCAACGAAGATCTGAGACTCGAGGGAGTCATCGACTCCAATGATGATGACGATATCCTTCACTAAGATGCCTGTCATCTCCCATAGCATGTAAGAGTAGAGACTCGTTTGGAGGAAATAATCTTCGATCCAATCTTTACGCTTGAGCTTTGCAGACGTCTTATAGTCGATGATCGACAGACGACCGTCGTAGTCTGCTATCAGATCACAAGATCCTGCTAACTTCAAATGATTAGAGAATAGCATACACTCGGTAGCACGAACCATGTCTACCTTCTCATCCAGAACTTTCTTGATCTGATTGAACATCATCATGTTATGGGGCATCGGCGTATCGATATCACTGCCTAATACATAGTTCTCACACATCGTATGGACGTTCGTACCGCGAGTAGAGGCTCGAGCCGAAACTCGGGCAGCTTCGGTCTCGCCGACTCTTTTCCTCCAAGCTTCGAGCCCGGACTTATCTGTCATCTTGCCGAGAACGGCAGTCACAGACGGATATTTTTTACCTTCAGGTGTCACATAGAAACGTGTTGGTCCATCTATCCTTTGCAGTTCAGCAAATTCTAGCAATTCGTATTCGAATTCTTTACGGCTGGAGACCGAGTTTTTGTCGAGCAATTATATATTCCTTCACTAGTTTTGAACGAACAATATCTTGTTCGAGAAAATCAACATGTACAAAGTCATTTAACTTACCGACGATTTTCATAAAATCCTTCAGTCCGTTACGTTCTTGTTCTTTCGTAAGATCTGACTGACGGAAGTCGCCACAGAATAGTACTCTACAACCTTTACCAACACGTGTAATCACAGAATCCAGTTCATGGAAAGTCATGTTATTGACTTCGTCCACAATCACGTAACAATTATTCATGGTAATACCGCGAATAAATGATGTCGAGATAAACTCAATCGCATTCTTCTGTTTCAAGATCTCATACGCATCAGACCGATCAAACAGTTCGGTACAGATGGCGTAATAAGGTGCCTCATAAACTTTCATCTTTTCTTTCTGATTGCCAGGAAGAAATCCCATATCTCGTGTTGGTACTACTGATCTTACAATGTAAATCTTATTTTGTACACCTGTATTTGACATGAGTGCATCAATAGTTTTAGAAAGAGCGATAAAGGTTTTACCGGTACCAGCCATACCGTGTAACATCAAATGTTTTCCGTCATCGAAGGCATCAAACGCAATGCGTTGATTCTCTGTGAGTGGATTTACGTGTTTTAAATTAAAGTTTTGAGTCTTAAATGTCAGTCCTTCTTGCGGGTCACCATTTTGTCTGGCGATTCTTTTTTCTCTTTTTGTTAAACGCGACTGGTTGTTATATTCCACTAGCTATCCTTATTTTTTATTGCGAGCTTTACTGACTGCCTCTCTGATCTTCGTACTTTTAATATCTTTATCACCGTGTTGTTGACCGAGTGGAGAGTGTGGATTGGCATTACCGATTCTATTGAGTAGATCATTAAATCCCGAATCAGTTTTATGTGTCACACCTGCTATTCCTGATATAAAATGAGGTGCGCCTATAATCTCTTCGATATCGGGGTTCTCGTCGAGGAAATCTTTTTTTTGTTGATAGTTAAAGAATTCCTCGAAAACTTCTCCGGTTTCTTTGAGTCTAAATTCATAGATAGGCATTAATAATCTTCATCTTCTATCATATCTAAGAGAGTGCTTTTTGTTTTAGAACGAAGGGCAGCACGAAGCCTCTTCTCAGTAAGACGCTGGCGATTATCGTATGAGGTGTTTTTTGAATCGTCAAATTCTTCATTATATTTTCGAAAGCGCTTAACCGTGTTGCTCATTTGGAATTAACCCTGGAAAAGCTTCGTTGATAGTGTCGAGATTAAGTCCTTCGACTTTCTTATCTTTGACGGCGATTAAAAGTTCGGCATCTTTTGGATAAAGAGATTCGAGAAGCCCGATGAAAAGCATTTCGCGCTGAACTTGTTTAATATCAGGACGATTGCCGGCAAGATAAAGAGGCAGTGTACGCGCCTCATTATAAAGTCTTCCTTCAGTGTCGAGTACTTCACTCGGCTTATAAGGAGGAGCTCCTTCTGGTAGCCACCATCCTACGTTCGGATGGAATGCCAATTCAAGGATATACCGAAGCGTTTCATTGTCATACTGGCGTAAGATAGAAACCTTTGTTGATACATCTTTTGCTTCCTTGACTAAATCAAGGATCTCTGCGATTGCTAATGTTCTTTGCATATTAAAACTCGTTGACGCTTTCTAATAGGAGTTTAAGACGATGCTCGATAAAGTAGTTGAAGAGTTTGTCTCTTCCTTTACCAGCTTGCTGCTCGTACTGCACGAGCACTTCCTTCTTAATATCAGGAGGAATGAAGTTGAGATCAACGAGCTGCTGATTACGAAGATAACCGCGCAGCATATTCTCGTCACAGAATTCCTTCGGATCTGCATCGAGCCATTGATCTAATTTTTTCTGACTAATAGGTTTCTGCCTGGCACCGACAACGAACGTGTCATCAGCTGACAAGAAGTTAGGAACACCGTCGCCAGTGTCACCGCGCATGATATGTTCTTTCATGAACTTATCGACATCGTTTGTCTTGCGCCACTTCTTCTGTACAGGATCAAACTGCTGTACGTTCATGTAAGCTTGTAGCTGCACAAAGTCCTTATCACCAGAAAGAATCAAGATCTTCTCGTTGGTATTACCATACGTTTGTGCAAGCGTGCCGATGATATCATCGGCTTCGGCTCCGTCGACGCGAAGTACTCGATAAGGAAAGTAATCTTTGAGTTCATCGCGAACCTTATTCAAAGACTCGAATACAGAAGTCCAATTGATCTCAGACTTTTCGCGATTCTTGCGGCGATTAGCCTTGTAGTAAGGAAAGATTTGTCGGCGCCAGTTATTACCAGCATCGCACGCAATAATCATCTCGCCGAACTCATTCTTAAACTTGACATTATAAGCTCTCACAGAATTGAGAACCATATGACGTAAAAGATCTTCTTCGATATCTGCATTCGTGTGGTTTCCAAGTTGTATCATTAGATTGGAAATCATAACCTGTGAAAGGTCCATAATAATCATTTCA